CTGCCGCCGACCATGTTGCCACCTGCGAGGGGGAGGACCGCCGTGTTCGTATTGATGACTCCAAGGATGAAGCGAGTCCCATCGTAGGTCGCCTGGACCATCGCCCCGCTCGCAATGTCGCCAGCGACGAGTGCGGTCGTTCCGTTCTTGGTAATTGCCTTGGCTGCGAGGCCGCTGACCGCCACCGTCACAGCAGTCGTATTCGCCCCGCTCGCAATCCAGCGAAACGTCTGCCCTGCCACATACGCGGTAATCGCAGGTGAGGCCGTGAGCGTGATCGCGTCAGCCGTCCCACCCACCGTAGCGACGTAGGTTCCTGTCCCGTCCTGAATCGACGCGAGCGAGGCAGCATCGGTTCGTGCCGTGGCTGCCCCTACGCCTGTGAGCTTGAATCCCCCTAGCGGGATGTTCGCCGTCGGGGTCGTCTGCCCGTCCTTGGTGACTGCTGTAGATAGCCCTGTCGCCAGGTCTGCTGTCAGCGCATTGTGAATCGCGGCGGTAATGAGCGTGTTGGCGACCGCAGGCTCGCCGGTACTGTTGATGACGAATACCCCTGATCCGTTATAACTCATGCTAGTTTCCCCCCATAAGTCGTGGAGCGGCCATTGCGCCAGTTCGTGTGAGCATGCGTTCCATTAACGCCTTTTTAATCTCCTGCATTTGAGGAGCATCTGAGGAGAGCAATCGAAGTGCGCCCTCTGGGGTCTTCATTGCCTCAGCTATCTCTTTGACTGCCTGCTTACCAGCGATTCCCCTGAGCCTGTCTATCCCGTAATGGGCCAATGCCACAGGTCTATAGAGCAGGTTGGGAATATGACCTGTACTGTCCAGTGATTCGCTAACGATATTTCGTAATGCGCTAGATCCTTTACTTGCCAAATCTCTATCTATCGCTTGTCGCGTAAGACGTTCGCTAATAGTATCAAGCGCACCAATTTGAGTAGGATCAAGGAACTCGCTTTCCTTCTTGTACCACGGTCCACCGAGCGCAGTCTCAATAGAGTCAGACGGGTTCTGGCGAGCCTTCAGGAATGCCTCCGCGTTCTCGCCTACCTCGTCAGGCGTCCTGAGTTTTCGTCCAAGATACTGTCCATAATTCATCTGATTGATTGGGAGTGACTGCTCTACATGCGATTCAGCTGCAGCACGATACGGTTCAGACTTGCTGCGCAACCAAGCTAGGTAGTCCTTCTTCGTTTCACCAACCGCTCTCTTGACATTTGGTGCAAGTCCTTCCTCGCCAATTTTCTTGCTTAGAACGTCATCAAGTCCCTTCTTGATATAGTGCAGGCTTTCAACGGGAATCTTGCTTGGTGTAACAGATTCCTCGCTCTTTGGACCACGTGAGCCAAGTATCTGCCCTGACTTGCTTACGATTGGTTCACGCGACCCCGCAACTGGCGATCCTCCGATGATGAACGGTTTAGACTGTTCGCCAGCGAGTTTCTGTGCATTCGATATGGCGGTCTTCATGGATGGTCTTGAAAGGATCTTGCTCAACTCCTTGTCAATGGGAATAGGCTCACCCTTGTAGGCTTCTCCGTACAGTCCACGTGAGACAGACTCGCGGTGTGCGAGTGCATCAGCCAAGTCTTGTTCTGATCCAGCGATATGCTTCTGGATCAGTCCTTTATTAGCTTGAATGCCTCCTTTGGCAATATCATCATAGCTGGACGGATCAATCCTGCGTCCTACCTCTCCTAATGCTGACCACTCAGCCCTTCCAGCCCTAGATGCCGCTTGTGAAGCCGTGAGATGTTCTGGTGTGCCGCCTGCTAGCAGTTCGCGTTTGATGTCTTTCAGTCTGTCTCCTGCTGCGGCTAGCATCGCTTTTGAGGCAGATGCCTCCGCTCCACCTGCAAGATGTGGAGCGGCTAGATTATAGATGCCCTTTGCAAGCGGGGAAACTACGGCAGGCATACCAAGACCGATTAGTCCTCCGGCCCCAGTTCTAGTCGCTTGCTCATCAAGGTACTGATCGACAGGTTGTGGCGTTGATGTTGTTGGTGCAGATGTTGCGCCATATACAGCACCAAGTCCTAGTCCTTCTAATGCCTTACCTGCATAGGATTGCGCCGCTGGCAAGCTGAGAATTTGCTTCCCCGTACCAGCGAGGCCAGTTCCAAGTCCTCCCAGCATCCTAATGGCATCAAATCCATCACGATTGCCATGATACTTTCGCCCACGCTCGCTGGCCGCATTTAACTCTGCCATCTTCTCGTTGGCGTATTCACCCAGGTTGAAACGCTTGGCAGTCTCAGGGTCCAGCTTTTCCATGAGTTTCGAGCCGACATTAGCCCCAAACACGAGAGGACCCGTCACGAGGTCTGATGCGCCAAGCGCAAGACTGCCAGGCGCACTTCCGATAACCTTATCAAGCAATGATGGTTCTTGCGTGGGCAAGATTTTCGTCTTGATCGCGTGAGTGATCTCGTCGTCCGACATTGTGGACGGAAAATCAACCGTACCGATAGAGGGAATGTCTATGCTCTTATAGTCCATTTGGCTACTCTAACTTGCCAGTGGTAGGATTAAATCGCTTATTAACACTAGTCTTTAGCTTAGCCTGGTCAACAGAGCTATCTACAGATCGTTCAGGTACATTAAAGCCTTGCTCTCGATATGTCTTCGCATATTCTTCCTGAATCTTCTCATATTGCTCTTTAAATACGCGAAGTTTTTCGAGAGCGATGTCAGCTCTATCTGTTACTTGCGGAACATAAGGAGCGAGTCTGCTAAACTCTTTTACGCTTACGGCTGATCCTGATAGGTCATGTATTTTCATGCCTCCGATTGATGTCACTAGCGCACGAATTTCAGCCCCCTTTGGATCTACTCTGTCAATCAATGCGTGTGACAAGTAATTCTTTGCTCCAAGTCCTTTGTCTGTCTTTTCTGATTCACCTATTTTGGCTATGGCCGTATTTACGCTATCTAGGCCAAGTCTATTGCTAGCCATGATTTTCATGGCTGGAGCCGGTAGCGGCTTGAGAGCCTCAGCTTTATTTCTTGCTGCGTTATTACGTGCCTCGACGGTCTTGAGTTGCGCCGTATTGCGATTGGCAGCGATATTCTCCTGCGATGTCGTGATTGCCTTATCATGTTCGGCTTGCTGCTTGCCCTTTTCTGTCGTATCTCCACTTACCGTTCCCTTGAGTTCCTTTCGTCCCCCCTGAACCTGTTTTTCAAGTAAACTCCTATAACCCGCCAATGCTTCAGCTTGTGCCTGACGATCAAGATTTGCCTGAGTATCTCGCGCAATGCGATCCTCTCGCCTCAATCTATTTTCTTCTTCTTTTTCTCGTAGATCCGTTAGATGTCCAACAATTTGATTTAGGCGTGGATTGCCTAGCGCAAACGCTTCAAGCCCTGCTCTCCGTATGTCTTCTCGTGTTCGCTTAACACCAGGAGTGCCAGGAGTGCCAAGCGATGGAGGTACCGCAGGAGTATCGACGGCTGACTGATAGGGCATCGCATTGAGTCTTGGGGCATCTTTCTCGTTAGCCATCTCCCCAATCCTAGTCATGTAGCTATTGTCGTCTTCTTTCCCCTGTGACAGTGCATTTAGTTCATCCGTAGAGAATCTAGGATGTGGCTCAAGCACATTTGACCGCATATTCGGCACATACTTATTCTTCATGCCATCAAAGAGTGCTGCCGCGACGCGCCCGTTGTTATCGGTACTCGCGCTTCCTCTCATGGACGGGGCAATAGCTACCTTTAGTTGGGACGCATCAATAATATCAGGCAAATTACTATCCGTATGAGTGGCAGCACTCCCCGCGCTCGCAGGTGTTCCAGGCACTTCTGGTACATCAGATGTTTGCTCGATATACTTCTTAATAGCAGCTTCAGTGAGCTTCTTGTGTTCTGCTGTAGTATTTGCGCTTTCCTTCGCCAGGAGATAGTCGGCAAGCCCACCAAGTCCGACCTGGGCCATTCCTGATAGCCCTTCCATCGGGGACGACTTGACATAGATATTGCCGACCATGCCGCCGCGCTTGCCAGCCTGCTGCATCCCCTGAGACATCATCAACTTCGCCATCTGCCGACGCTGAGCGATGCTTCGCTGGGCCTGGGCTTCGTCAGGAGTCATGCCAGCGTAGTCGTAAGAACCACGTTCGCTATCGCTAATCAGGAATGGGCTACTAGAGTTCTGTTGTTGTGGCATGACTATTCCCCCCTGTAGACTCCATCGGCCCCTAGGTTCTCGTTTTGAGGAATACTCGGTCGCGTCGCAAGCTGTCCTGGCTCTGGCGTTCTCGGCTTCATCATGTTGAGTGCGGCAAGGCCGCCCATCGTTTGAACCCCTTTGCCGAGTAATCCGCCAAGCCCTGAACCTTGCCCTCGCATGGCACCACGTATCGGTGCTTGCTGGTACGCAGGGGCCTGTTGCCCTCCGCCCATCATTTGCTGCATGATGATTTTCTTCATCATGTTCGTTGCTTCATCTGCACCTGGTGCTACACTGTCAGCCCCTAATGCCGCTACCTGGTCCATGATTATAGACTCCCTCTGTTATGCACGTAACGATTCTTGCAAGCTCGATACGAGAAGATGCTCTCGCGCCTCAAACGCCTGATGGAATGCGGGATACTTCTGCTTCGTCCATTCTATTCTATCGAGCGAGTCGCTCCTGTACGCGGTGCAGTCATAACAATCGAGCGAAGAATGGTTGATCGCGTAATGTGCAGGGACCGTCATCTTGCTTGCGAGATAGCTCAAGACACGCTCTGCGGTCCAGTCCTCTATTGGATGGAGTCGCGTTATACCCATAAGAAGTGCATTGTTCGATGCCGTAGAGCGGTGCGATTCGCTAGATCGCTGTCCATAGACGAGTTCAGTCACGCCAAGTTCTATGGCTTTCTTCGTCAAGGGGACCGCGAGATTCTGAAAGCAGCATTGGAGGTACGACTGGATTAGTGTTGGCTTTGGTGAGGTCATCGCCTGACCTATTCTAGTCCAGTTGACCGGCACGACATCTGACGGGATGCCTTCAAGCGCATTCTGGCCAATACGATCTGACGTGACAATATGGATCGGGAGCAACGTCTCCGCGTAATGTACCATGTCCAATGTCTCAGGGTAGGTCACACCCGTATCCACGAAGATACCGAAGGCAAGTTCGTCACGCAGGAGATGCAGGCAGGCCATCGAATCCTTTCCGCCTGAGAATGCCAGGGCTTTCATGGCTTCACCCACCTCCATATTGCAGCTTGCGTTCCGTCAAAGACCGCATCAAATTCTTTCCCGAATAGGAACCGACCGTACGATCCATCGTCGTGCGGTTCGATGTAGACATCGAGCTTAAACCCAGATTCCTGCGCGAGCCGTTCCATGTACGACCGTGGATGTACAGTGTACTGGACAGAAGCCATGCTCTCATTTGATCCATGCACTCGCACCATATCGTAGACGAATAGTATTCCGCCACGGCGCAGGAGTCTAAACGATTCATTGAACGCCGCTGCCTGATCTTCATGGCCTATCGAAAAGAGAAACGTGATCGCATCGCATGATCCATCTGGTAGAGGAACCGCAAGGTAACTACCGCAATGGGATTCAAATTCAGGAGATTGGTCTAGCTGGTACTGACTTAGGTTCACAAGGTAGAAGTCTAGCGACGGCATCGCAAGTCGTGCGGCTCGCGCAAATTCTCCTACCCCACTTCCCATATCTACGACACGCGATCCAGGCTCAAATTCTGCCCATTGCACGAGTCGCGCATTGTGTTCGCGCTGCGTGGGCGCAAAGGAATGTACTTGCAGGGAGCGATACCCACTCCTTAGCGCGATTTCTGTTGCCTGTTCAACTAATGCGAGATTCATTATGCAATCGCTGCCATACCCGCCACACTTGCACCAGCACCAAGTCCAGCTCCGCCAAGACTGAATAGCCCACTATTGAACGCATCTGCGGAGGCAGCCTGTGCATTGTACCGATCCATCGCATCTTGTGCGCCCAGTTGCGTTGCAGAGAAGATCGGTGGCGGCGCAATGCTCGTGTTCTGTGCGTAGCTCGGTACGGCAAACGGGTTGCTGACCTGCGAGCCTGAGGTCAGAGCCGTGATTTCATTGAGCTGAACTTGTCGCTGCGCCAACATTTCAGCAATCGCATCTTTCCTGGCTTGCGTGTCCATGCCATACGCGGCCTGAATCTGCCCTGTCGCACTCCCCTCGGCCTGCTGTCTCGCATCGTTCAGTCCTCGCTGCAAGAGCTGCATCTTATCGTTGTAGGCTTTGTTGCCAGGCTGGATGCCTGCCGCAATCATGCTGCTATTCGCGTTGTCCTTCGAGATGTCGTAGTCCTCATTGACTCGGCCCATCTGTGCGTCAATGACTCGCTTGCGAAGGGCATCATAATTCCCAGGAGCCGCAGGCATCCCGTCAAACGAGACTTTCTTGCCGACCACGCCTTCCAGCGCATTCGCCCCTTGGAGATTGAGCCGCCCCAGCGCGAGCTTGGACTGGTTCGATTGGTCGAAAATCTCTTGCTGTGCAGGCGAGTAGGTCTGCGTCATGGTCGGCTGATCGCCGTCCCATGTGACCACTTGCGTCCCTAACGGGTTGTTGACGTTAGGATTATTCATCTTGCCTTGAATGCGAGCTGTCTCGACATTTTCGGCACCCTGCTCGGCGGCTGCACCTTTATAGTCTGGCGGCGGAGGCGGATCTGGACTACCACCCATAGCGGGATCTCCTTGCAAGAAAACGACAGTCTTCTTTTCTGAGTTGATAGAGTAGGAGCTTCCCGTCTGGGTGAGCGTCCTCAATGGAGGCGATACGGACGAACCCTAGCTTCTCGACGAATCGTTGAGACTTGAGATTCCCGCTCCCCACGTAGAGTAGCCCGACTTGAATGCCGCACTCGATGTAGGGGTACTCGAAGATATAGTGCAGGAAGGCAGGGGTCAGGCGGCCTGTGACCGCGATGCTCGCCACCATCGAGGCTCCGTTGTACTGATCGTACTGGATGCCCGCGACTAGCTCGCCGTTGCGCTCCAAGCCAATGCACACCGAGGCGTCGGTATACCGGCAGGCCCGTTGCTGCTCAAGCCAATGTCCGACCCTGGCATGGTCTTTGTCAATGATTTTAGTAGTGCAAGATTCAGCTAACAGCATACAGGCCTCGTGGTTATACTCGCTGTCAGCGAATTGTGCGAAAGGGAAGTCGATGGCGAGTCTATACTAGACGCCTAGACTTGTCAACCGATAGAATCCACAACTTCGTACATCATCGTCGATCCGACCCATTGCCCTGTCAAGATGTTGGAGTTAATCTTGACCTTGCCAGCAATAAACCGGCCTGTCCAGTCAGACGGCGAATGCCACCGCTTGACAATCTTGGTATTATACGCCCAGTAGGCAACGTCGTAGAGCGCGGAATCGTAGGTCGCACCGGCCAGCACGGTGTAGGAGGCGGTCGTCGCAATGTCGCCATCCTCGAAATCTACGTCGATGTCAGCGAGGTAGGTCACATCGCCCGTCACGGCCAGGATCGGCATAAACATCTTACATTGCTTGGTTTTGGGGGTACCAAAGTCGCTAAACGCTTGCTTGCCGTAGAAGCTGATATTCGCCCCCGCGTCGGCGGTCCCTGTCCACGCTTTATACACCGCCGTGCCGCTTGAAAAGTATAATTCGCCAGCAAACACGACGAAATCTTCGGCGTTCCAGTTCGTGAAGTTGCACCACGCCTTCGTGACGGTATTCATCACATACTGCTTCTGCTCAAGCTCTGCGATCACAGGGATGTTCACGAGCATGGCGTCTTGCTTGGGAAAGACGACAACCTTCCAGCCAAACACCGACCCGTAGACTCTCGCGGCTGTACTCATGGCCGACTCAATCTTGTAGGACAAGGCAAACTTGCTCCGTTCTTCGTCGCCGTTCGCAAGCAGGGCCGACAAGGGGAACACGCCGTTTTCCGTGATAATCACGCAATCGGCCCCATACTGCGTCACGCAGCGACGCCCGAGCGGCCTGCCAATCGAGTAGCTCCCCACCTTGGCCCAGGTGTTCGCGCTGCTAGGGTTCGTGCCTTGGTAGACGGCTGCTTCGCCTTCTGAGGTAATAAACACCGCATAGTCGTCCACGCCTGCGCCTGAATCGCGGGTCCAGGTCGCACAGGCCATGAGGTAGCCGCCTCGTGTAAACTGCCCTGAGAGGTCGAACGCGGTTAAGGCTCCACCCGCTGCGCCTGCGGCGAGATACCAAAAGGACATGCTATCATTGACGAGAAAGATCAACCGGCCCTTAAAGGTCATGGAGTACACGATGGTCGTGGTGGTCACACCCGTCAGCGCAGGGCTGCTCGCGCCGTCCACCGCCGTCCAGGTCGTGCCGTTGTAGTAGGCGGGCTTGTCTACGCCGTTACAGGCGATCAGATAGTTGTAGGTGCCATCCCCAAACAGGTTCGTCTGGTGCTTGCTATTGGTACGGGACAAGACTGAGGCTCCGACGGCCCCCGCCGAGCTGACATCGTAGGTGCCTGAATCGGTAAAGGCGAACATCTTGCGAGTGCCAGTGAGGGAGTTGTACGCGGCAAGCGTTTTGGCGATCCCCGTCATGCCCGTCGCGTGGCTCTCGTAGCCCCCACGAAACTCGACGTAGCTGCTCCGTGGAAACCAATTCTGTAGCGTAATCGCGTCAGTATGCTTCATGTTGGCGAGCGCATCGCGGGCGTTCCAGCCCCCAACTGGGGCCGCATACGAGTCAATCGAGCTAGTCTGGGACCGTGCTGCGCCCTTGCCGCGTAGTGCCTGCCTCATATCGGCCAATTCCTTTCAGGCACAAAGATCCCTGGCCGTGACGGACGCCCGCCCTCAGACATCGACAGGGTGCGCTTGCCGCCATCGCGGGCGAGTGCGTCCTTGACCTGCGTTTCGTAGGTACGCATATCCTCTGAATAATCCAAGCCTTTTTCACGCTTCCACCGCCAACGAAGTCCAAGCGTCATCAGTTCCTCTGGCAGGAGCAGGGTATCGGTATCAAGCGTAAAGGCCGATTTATAGGTCGTGCCATCGACTCCCAGGATGAAGTTCCTGCTGGCATACTCAAAGGCGAAGGTCAGGCTCGCCGTGGGGGTGGGGTTAATAAGCAGCTTCCCGCCTCGAATGCGGTAGGCGTAGCGTGATCCCGTCGTAGCCAGTCCCTTGAGGGCCGACCACTCGGCGTCGCTTAACGGTCCTAGTACCGGCAGCTTCCCTGTCCGGTCCCAAAATGTCCCGTTCTTGATGTAGTTAAACCCGTTCGTGGCGAGCGTGGTGAGTGCGCCTTGATCTTCGGCGGCGGTGGTAGACCAGGTGGCCTCGCTGGTAATGCCTTGCCACGGCCCACGCCGAGCGAGGTCATGGCCTTCTTCTTCTAGCAGCTCCACGAGTTGCAGGAGTTGCGTGTCGGAGATTGACCCCATCACATTCGTCGGGACAGGGATGTTGGTCCGACCACAGACATCTATGATAATCGACAATAATGACATAATCGCTCCCTATCGTTTCTGGCGTCGTGCCGGAGGCTCAGGCGCGTCGAGAATATCATGAATGCCTATCCCTTGGCTAGCAGGCTGACTCATGAGCGGTTCCTTATGCAGGGCTTCGACTTGCCGCGTGAGCGTGTCAATGCTGATCTTCAAGCCATCGTTCTCCGCTTGAATCGCCGCCATCTGCTGCGTCAGCGGCCCCTTATCGGTGGCTTGCGCGAGCCAGGCAATCGCCTTGCGCTTCATGTCGAGTGCGCCCATGCCGATGTTTCGCAACCCTTCGTCATTGGCCTCGGCCAGATACTCGACAGTCGGGATATTGACGCGAATCAAGTTCTCTTGCTGGGCAGGGGTCAACACCGGCCATCCCTTAATCGGGGTGCCGACGAGAGGCATCTCATGCCCATTCTTCCAGGCTTGGTACTGACGGACGATCAGATCGACCTGTTGCGGAGAGTAAATACCCAACTTCCCCTTCGCTTCGACATCCTGAATGAACGTCGTCGCCTTTTTGAACACTTCATCTCGTGAGTACGGCGGGGTCACAATCGCATAGTCCACATCTTTGCAGACGGCTCGCCCTGCCTGAAGGCTGGCAGCTTTGTCCTCAACGGTCTGTCGCTCAAATCGGACCAACGGGGCAATCGACTTCCTCTCCATCAGTGAGCTGACTGAATCTTGCATGGCATCTCCTCCGTTTTACGCATAAACCAGGTGAAATTATCCCCTAACTCTAGGGCCGCTCTAGACCGATCCGACCACTCGTTCACCGCTCGCGTGACCCCAAACTTTGGGAAGCCCTCATTCTCGTAGTCATGGCCTGCGAGCAATCCCCCAATCTTGACCTTGCGCGACCAGGCGGCAATGTCCCTAGCGGCTCCCTCGTAGCTGTGGTCGGCATCAATAAAGACAAAATCCAGCGATTCATCAGGCACTTGCAGCACGGCATCCTGCGAGCTGGCGCGAAGAATCTTGCCGCGTTCTCCCGCAAATGCCGTCACCGTGCGCGTCAGTTCGTAATAGTTGTCTTGCTCCTGTTGCGTCAGCGTGGCATGGAAGTCGCCTGAGTCTCCGTGGTAATCCGCTCCCTCTCCACGCCAGGAATCGACCATCGTGAGATGGAGGTCGGGACGGGCGAGCAACCGTCGAGAGAGATCGCCAGCAAACACGCCAACCTCGACGCCGTGAATCGGCAGGCCCGTCTCGGCAGGCAATCGACTCAGGATCGCCGTGGCTCGTATTTCTGACGTAGACATCTCAACGCCAGAGGCCGCGATATGGGCGAGCATCCCATGACCATCGACCGCGACGGTCCCTAGAAAGGACTGGACGAACTGCTGAAAGTCGTGCGCTTGCCCGACCATCCACGGAGCCGCCCGAAACACACGCCCGTCATACAACACATCTAGCACCACCTCGGCGTCGTTTTGCGGCTGCGAGTAGGCATGGTGAACCTGGTCGAGATAGCAGGAGTCCATCCCATAGAAATTGATCTGCGTCGCCCCAAGGAGTTCTGCGAGCTGCGCCGCCTTCATGCCCACGGTCGTATAGCCACCGAGGAGATGCGTGGGACGGAGCTTCTCGTCTTTGACCAGCTCGTAGACCCCCTCTATGTGACAATGGAAGATGGTCACGTTCTGCCCCCGTAACGCCTGAAAGACAGACGGATCGCAATGCGAGGCAATGTAGTAGCGGGTGGACGAGCTAGGGTTCCTGACAAACGCCGCATTCTCTGGCCTGGCATCGAGGATGACATGCACATCCGCGAGAAGATTGTGCGCTCGCAAGAAATTGAATGCCCCGTTCGTGGCCCAAATCTCTGACTGGCCCTGAGCGCGATGGAGTGCGGGAATCGCCTGGGCAAGCGAGGGGCTACCGCCGATGATGTTGATGGGTCTGGTATGAGGCGTGGGCTGAAAATCGAACCAGGGGAACGGGAGCGTCATCGCGTGGGCGATATTCCGCAGCAGCGTCGCCTGCTGTGTATTGCAGACGGCCTCAAGGTCGGCTTGCTTCAGTCCTCCCACCTTCCAGACTGACGGAACCCATCCTGTGCATTCGTGCGGCTTCGGTGAGCCATGACAGACCACCACTGACGCCTTCGTGGGTAAGCCAGGATGCAGCTTGTACGAGACAAAGAGATCAGGGAATTGGTCTTGGAGCCGAATCGCCGTCCTGCCTAGTATGGACTCGATAAAGACTTGATCGCCGCCCAGGTCGTGCTGCGGGTAGCCTTGTGCCACAAATTGCGTCCAGATGTCGGTATAGCATCCTTGCCGCCAAGCCATGACGGAGGATTGCAGCCCTGTCGGATAGTAGAAGTCTCGCAGCGCGGCGAACGGTCCTTCGTAGGTCGCCAAGGCGTCGAGTCTCCCTGTAATCACGCAGGACAGGTCGAAATAGAGGAGGCGGTCGCCAAAAGGGAATAGATCTTGCTGGAACAGTGCCAGCTTATGCCACCATCCTCGCACGTTCGTGCCAGGCAAGGGCCGCACGACGATGTTGGGGTGGTAGGCACCAGGGGAATCCGTGAACACGACGAACTCAGCTTGGGTATCAGGCGGGAGGTTTCGGTTCACGCTGTCGTAGAGGATATTCGTGTACTCGACGCCTCGCCCAAGGTAATTGCCAGCGTTGATGGTCACAATATGCAGCATAAGACTCCGTGGTTATGGGAGGGAGCGGCCCTCGTGCGAGAACCGCTCCCGAAAACTAGGCCCCTAGAGTTACCTCTATGTAATCGGGCCCTGAACGTGGGGACGATTCACTGACAGAGTGGTCAACGATGTCGTTGAGGTCACAGTCGTCAGGTTCGCCCGTGTCGCACCCATGAGGCACTTGCCAGCCGCAGAAGTCTGCATCACGCGGCCAGTCGTCCCTGAGATGTAGACGCGATTCGCGTTCACCGCAGGATCGGACTTGACCGCAGACTTCAATGCCTTGACCAGGCCACCAATCTGGTACCACCCGTAGGAGGATGCCACATTGATCGACATGGCCCAGGCGACGGGCGTAGACAAGTTGGCCGTGCTGGGGAGCAGCGTGGTCTGGTAGGTTGTCGCATTCCACGACACCGCCAAGCCCACCACCGTGCTAGCGACGCCGAGGAGATAGATAAACTCCCCCTCGCCCAGCGTCGGATCGACTCCCTTGGTGATCGTGCCAAGGGGATGCTTCTGTTCCGTCGAGGTGGTGGCAATCGCCTGTCCACCTGGGAATTGATTCGTGTACGCCATAGTCGTCTCCTTTATTTATTGTCGTAACATGAACAACAACTACTCAATGATGTTGCCCTGCAATTTTCTGTTGCTACAGGTCAAGTTCCCCATCCAGAGGATCGGGGTGACGCTGCCATCCTGGTTCACCGGACGCATATCGTCCATGACTTCCATATCCGCATCCTGGTGCGTGACCAACTGCAAGTAGTTGGTGTTGATGAAGAACGCATGGCTGGTCGCAATGCCGCTGTTGCCATCGAAAATGACATCAGCCGACTTGTACTTGAGGGTCGAGAATCCTGCATTGGCCTTGGATTCATCCGTGTAGCGTTTCAACGACACCTGGGACGATTCAAAGAAGGTGTAGTAGTTGTTCGCCATCACGATGAGGTCAGGCTGATCGTCAGGACCACGATCCAGCAAGAGCCACAACGGGAGCATCAAGCCGTTCTCGATGGTCGTGGCACTGGTCGTCACCGACAAGGTAGACGCATCAGACTGCTGCGGCTGCCAGAACGAGAAGGTCGCGCAGTTAATGCCGCCGACCGTTCCAGAAGTCACGGTATCAGGGATAATCGCGGTCAGACCGTTGATCTGATTCGCGGTCGTCCCATCGGAGTACAGGTCGGACGAGAAGTTGTTCTGGAAGGTCCGAATCGCATTCTTCATGCGGGACGCGACCAGATCCGCGATGCGGGATTCCCCGCTGTTCACGCGGATTTCACGGCCAGAGGCGACGACGTTAATCGCAATCTGCCTCCACTGATATTCAGCCGCCGAGATGACATCGGACGCGGAAACGTCCAGAAGGTCCCAGTCTGAATACCGCTGATAGGTGCCGTTCGCCGCGTAATCCAGCGGTTGCACGATGGACAGTCCACCGTCAATCTGCTTGGTATTGCCGCGCTTTTCGATATATTTGAGCAAGGCGTTGCGATTGCTCAAGTTGTCCTTGATCGGACCACGATGCTTACGGAAGGTCGTCGTCACTAACTCAGTGAACGTCGAGCCAGTAAATGCGCCTGGGCTTGCCATAATAGTACCCTCTCATCAATGAATACGCTGCCGAATATCTGACAGCGTGGATTTAATCGTGTCCTCCATGCTCCCCAGGGAGTCCTTGGGTGAGCGTGAAGAATTAACTCCTCGCACGTTCGCTCTGGCGGCTCGCGCTTTTGGGAGAGCGTTCAGCCGCGCTGTCTCTTGGCGTTTGCCGGTCTCTGTCAGAAACCGTGCTTGCACCTCTTTCTCTCGCGTCAACGGGTTCGCCCACACCGCTTTATCGTAGGCTTCTTGCAATGGAAGCCCCGTCTTTAACAGCAGCACGATGTCATCGGCTACGTCGTTAAAGTGCGGGTGAGACTTATCGGACGCGAATGCGTCAACATCGTGACTAATCTTTGTGTAGGCCGTCTGGTAGTCGGCGTTCTGCCGTGCCATCAGATCTTGCTTGATCGACGCCATCTCCTGTTGGAGGACCATCATATTACGGTCGATGGGCTGCATCTCTGGCTGTTGTTGCTGCTGCTGCGACAAGCCTAGACTCTGCCCTAGTTCGTGATACGCGGCGGCTCGTGATTCCATCGTGCCTTGCGTGAGCCGACTGTGGGCGTTCAGCAAGTAGTGGACCGCCTGGGGTGCATCGAGTCCCTGTGCTTGCAAGATCTGAGAAAACGGGGCGACCACTTCTTTGAACGTGCGGGAGAGTGTCGCATCGCTCTTGTACTGTTCCAGCCCGTCGAGCATCTGCTTCTCGCGCTTGCCCCAGTAGTCCTGCACTTCACGCGGGGTCTTTCCCCACTGGTCACGCATCTCGGTGGGCCACGACTTCGGTACGTCCAGCGCAGGCGCGACAGGGGCCACGGCCTCTAGTGGTGCGTCTGGCTCTACCTCGTCTACGGCCTCGTCCTTCTCGCGCCCTGGGAACAACTGGTCTGCGATCCGGTCTGACGCCGCCTCCATGTCAAAGGATGGCTCCGCGTCCTCAGTCCCCGTTTCTACGACCGTGCTAGTGTCGCTAGCTTGTTCATCAACCATGAGATCCCCCTTGTAGATAGTGCCAACGTCTAGCGTCTAAATCGTCGGCGTTGACCGTACACACTCGGCTGACACGCCCTGCTCTGTCATTTCGCTCCACAGCTTCGCCCGCTTCGCCGTCGGCATCTTTTCGCATAGTTCCTCGGCGTGTTTCTGAACGGACTGATCCATGTCACGATCTTCTCGCTTGATACGGTTTGCGACATCGGTTTTCATCTCAGGGTCATACGGGATACACCCGTTGCGCTTGAGATCCTCTCGATGGGCGTCCCAGGAGGTCACGGCACGTCCATCAATCGGACTGTCGTAGCACACATCTGCAGCGACCTTCACAAGGAGCGGAGCAAAAATGACCACTTCTCCTACCAGTCCGCACGTACATCTCATCTGCCGAGACTGTTGGAGGCGAGTAAATTCCTGAACCGTCAAGAATTGTTCTGTGCGATGCCTGCGTGGGCATTCAAGTGTGTATAATGGCATTAGATTAGCACCAGCATCAGGACATCTTCTTCGTCTTGCGCGGCTTCGGCTTCGCGCCAGTGCGCGAGGAGCGCGTCAAGCTGTCTCTGAGCGTCTGCCGCACGGCTTTCGAGAGCGTGATACTGCGCGGCTTCTTGGATGAACTGATTGGCTTGCTCGATGTCGAGCTGGATGTCGTCGATGCGAACATCCGCCTCCACGATGCGCTCATCTTGGTGAAGCAGTCGTTGAATTGTTCGCTCCATATCGTGCTGAATATCATGGATCGTCCTCCGCTTCTTTCTTGGATGCCCCTGTCGGTATTCCCTTGGCCCTGTCTTGTGTTGATCGGGATGCCCGCTGCCCCCTATAGGGACGGTGTTATCAGCCATCGGTTACATCTCTCCGTGTACGAGCCGCATCACCCGTCCGGCGGCGTCTCGCTCAATGACCTTGGGAGCCATCATCGTGTGCATCATGGCCTCTTGCCGCTCCAGGATCTGCGCCATGAGCTGTGAGGACTCGACCGCCTCATGGGTGGCCGTCTCTCCCGTCTCGGTGTGCTGCGTGAGTGCGGCGAGTTCGAGCTGCGTGGCCGCTTGAAGGCTCGCCTTTTTAAGGTCAGTGTCTTGTGTCATCTTGGCTTGCATCTGCGCGGTCGCCCGCTGCGAGTTCAGTTCTGCGAGCTGTGCCTGCCGCTCGGCCTCAACCTTCATCACCATGAGTTCCTTGCTCGACTGGATCTGCGCGAGGGCCAGTTCATGCGCCCGCGCTTCAGACTGCAAGGACTGCTGCAATTCCGCTTGCTGCGTCGCCTGATCCGCTTGCAGCTTCATCTTGAACTGCTGATCCTGCAACTGCATCCGTTGCTGTTCGAGCTGCATCTTCATCTGCTCGGCTTGCTGCGCCTGCGCCTGGGCTTTGGCTGATCCGTCGTCCGGTGGCTTCGGCTGCGTCATCTGCTTGAGGTCGTCCTCGACTTCTTCGCCAAACTGGAAGCGTCGCGCAATCACGATTAGCATGTTCTTCGCCACTTCAAAGGGCATCGACCCGTTGGCGACGAGTGGGCTGACTCCGTTGAGGTACTGCCCCATCGCGGTCATCATCTTCGTGATGTTCGCTTGATCTTCTGTGGCATCGGTTTCTACCGTGCTATTCGTTTCAATGTCGATCTTGTAGGCGCGGCTAATGTCGTCCTTCAGTGCGCCCAACACCTGCGCCCACTGTGGGGTTTGCAACTGCTGTTGGTACTGTTGCACCTGCTGCTGAAGCTGCTGCACCTGCGGCGGCATCTGCGGGGGAGCCTGTGGGGGCATCCCTGGCTGTAGCGGCATGGGCGGCGGCATCATCATCTGCACTTGCTGAAGCTGCATCTGCGCGGCTTGCAGGAGCGAGGAGAGCTGCTGGACTTGCGCCTGCGTCAGATACGGCAAGCCCGTCATCTTGGCCCAGGTCTCCTCACCGATCTTGGTGGCGGCGAGTTCCAGCATCAAGCGGAGGACATCTCGCGCATAGACCGAGACGGCCTTCTGCAAGCGTTTCAGCCGCAGCGTCCCCCATTGATTCTTGATATTCTGTGCGGTCGCGGTTTCGCTCGCTTGCGACGCCCCACGGATAATGTCAGAAATGCCGGTGATCTCGTAGATGACCTGTTTGCACGACTCCCGCGCCTGGTACAGCGATTGCATAGCAGCCTGAATCACTTCAAGCGGCCAGAACCACACCGCGTTTCCTAGCCCTTTGTCGGCGGCGAGTGACGAGGCTGATTCTGCTGGCACGAGTTCGTTGTCGTCAGCCTCCATGAGCCTCTGGATCTCTGGCCCTAATCCAGTATCGTAGATGCCTCGCGCTTTACAGGCTCTCACGAGTTCATTCAAGCGCAGTTGGATATTATTCAGTTCTGTGGCTTGGTTCTCGTAGATCTTGTAGAGCGCGGTCGGCACCAACGAGTGTGTTTTTTCGAGGAATTGCAAGGGCTTTGGACAGGGAAAGAATCCGCTCAGTTCGAGGGGATCTTCTTCGTCCTTGAGCAGCCCGTCGGGATACTGCGGCGACAGATACTTGACGCGGTTGCCACCTTGCCGGTCCCAAATCTGGTAGATGCAGGCGGTCTTGGTGGCCCCTTGCGGCGAGTTCTCCTTGCGATTCGACCGCTTATCTTCCCCGTCTTGCGGTTCGTCTTTCGTGTAGGTAATCTTCTCGGCAATCTCCTGGCCGAACAACCGCGTGGCTTCCTTCTTATCGACGTATTCCTCAAAGGCCACCCACGGCACTTTCGACCACTTCTTCGCATAGCCGATATAGACCCGCGACCAGCCCTGCGTTTCCAGGCAGACCATTTCGTTTGTGACTTCGACAGGCTCGCCATCAGACTCCTCGGCGTCCCCCTGCTCAGACTCGGTGACCGTGGCATGATATTTGACACAGGCCATCCCACGACCAGGCAAGAGCGCATCGAGGGTGGTGTGGCGCATGACCGTATCGAACGAGTCGTAGTCGTTGAGGTTCGTATCGAGAAGAAACTCCAACATCCGCGTCCCTGCGGTCGAGGCGTGTTTGCCAATCGGGTCCTCATCCTTGAAGCGACGAGAGACAACGGGACGAGGGACCGCCGAGTAAATGGCAGGCAGGAGCGTTTCCGTATTGGAAAAGAGGATATTGAAGGGGATCGAGGCTTGGTTCGTGCCGTCGTAGATCTTCAGGATCTTCTCGCCGTCTTTGCGAAAGTCCTTCTCACGCTTCCGCGCATCTTTGATTTCGGTCAGCCAAAACGCGACAATCGCGTCAGGCTCAGTCGGACGGTCGAGAGCATCCTTAGATCGTGCCATTAGTTCACCAAGGAATCAGGCGTCAAGGGTTTATAGCGCAAGCAATGGTACCAGGTGCCGGTCGTGGAGCCGACGCCGATGACCGTCTTGAGTGTGCCTTCTTTCACGATAATGTGATTCTGTGCGACGAGTCCCAGGTGCAAGCCACCAGCAGAGGCCGCGACAATCACCGGAGCCGTGGACAGCGCGGTGGGCTGGACGAGGACGGTGGTACCGGCGGTCGCACTGGCGAGTGAGCCTGACGCACCTGTGATGGTGGTGGCGGTCCCAACCGTGGGAACGGATTGCCATTGCAAGGTTGATGCCGTGCCGTCATTGGCGACTACACAGACCGACAGCAGTTCCAGAATTTGGATCGGGCCGCCGGTAATCGTGAATTTCACATCAGCATTCACCATCACGGCGGTCGCCGTCTTAAAGCATTTTTCTTGTGAGGCCCACATATACGTCAGCATGGTCACTCTCCTTGGTTATCGAATCTGCCAGGCCCGCTCGTGCTTCCGTCGCTTGAAGTGGGCGTCCCGTATGTGCGTGAGTGTCTGCGTCACAGGGTTGCCCTTCAGGATGTCGTCAGGCACCGGAGCCTTGGTCTTGCGTTGTTCCTTCCAACTGAGTGACAAGTACCGGAAGGCGTCACTGTCATGCGATGACCAATCGTGTGCGGGCGTATCGCAAAATATCTTCTTCTCCGCATCCCATTCCCGATGATACTGCCGTAAGCTATTGATCCCCTTCGCACATCTTGTAGCATGAAACCTGCAATGAGGGAAGGTCTTTCTTGCGGCCTGGATGCCTTCCTGCAAGTCGAGCCGTTTCCCGATCTGGAATTTGCCGAGCAGCGGGTTGACCGTGGCGGCGTCCTGGCACTGTTGCAGGATGGATTTACCGCCTGCCGCGAGGGTCCGTGGTCGGGCATCGTGCGGCAAATGATGGATCGCGTACTGGATGCCGTGTTCGGCGCGCTTCTGGTCGAGCAGGTCGAGATAGAACGGCATATCCTTGAGTGACGAGCTGTGGTGATCGAAAATGTCGATCTGCCCCGCACGAAACTGGTAGAAGAAGATCGCAGTATCGTCGGTGCGCCCCAAGTCCCACGCTGTGTAGACGGGGACCGCTCGATCAATGGCAAAGTCGGTGATCCGGCCTGTGTCCTCGGCTTTCTTCACGCAGTCCCCCCAAATCGAGCCAGGGATCGCCGCATCGAAGGAGCAGAAGTACTCTTGCAGCCAGAGGGCGTAGCCGTAGTCGATGCCGTGTTCAGCCTGGATCTCACGCAGTTCTGCCGTGAGCTGCGCTTGCGTGAAGCATTGCGTCTGATCGGCCCCTAGTCGTGAGCCAAACCAGCCAGGCTCCTGTTCGGCAAATTCGAGCAGCGAGTGAAAATGGTTGCGGCCTCTCGGTGTGCTGTTAAACACCGCCCAGCCGCCGTTTTCGAGTAGAATCGGTCTGAGATAGCCCCAGGCTGAGGGGTTGCTCAGTGCGTATTCTGAAAACACGAGTCCAATCGGGGGTGAGCCGACGAGGGAGTTGAAGTTATCGCTGCCGACGAGCTGAAACGTGCTGCCGTTGAGAAAGACGATGAGCATTTCCTGCTCGCGGGTGGTCTTTCTGAGTGCAACTGGAAAGGCTTCGTCGATGCGTCGCTGTCCGGTATGGGGGTTGATCGCGTCCCACATGGATTTCCGCGCCTGTCCGTACTGCGGTAGCATGTACCAGTAGTTGCCCACCCGCTGATGCGCCGCACACGCCACATGATGCAAGCCCAGATCGTCCTTGCCTGAGCGTCGATGCCAGCAGGCCACGGCTCGCTTGCCGCCGTTGCGGAGGTAGTCCCAGAGGGTCTGTTGGTAGGGGCGAGGGGTCCAGTTGTAGGGTAACGTGATGTCTGCCATTACTTGCGTCCTCGTGCATAGGACGAATATAGTGCGCCCATGCCTTCTTGTTCTGGTGTCAATGCCGGTGCGCCTTCAGGCATAGAGTCCCCCACCAACATTCGAGACATGATGGTGGATTTCAAAATTCTGTCTCGTGCCGCTTGGTCCGTTGGCGCATCAACGCCTTGCGGTAGGTACATGGCATCCCAGTATTGGCGTTGATCCTCTGGGAGTGGCATGGCATCCGTCCATTGCCGCCCGACTGGTGAGGCGAGGTGGCCTCTCGTGCGTTCGAGTCCGACAAGCCCTGTGGCTTGTGGTGGCGTCAGCGGCGTCGTGCGAGCGTTATTGAGGAGAACGGAGCGTGTCTCTGGATCGAATCGGCCTGCGAAATCAGGGCGATGGGAGAGCGTTTCCTGTCCCACGTTCGGCGCATAGGCTGTGAGTCGAGGCCAGACCTGGCCTGCCTGCGTGTTTGACTGATCGAGCAATTCCTGTACGATCCGTGGATCAGCCATTCTGCTCCTTGCAACACAGTCCTTGTTTGAGGTGGCACCGCAGGCAGGTCATCAACTGCCGCGCATGAGACCAATTCAGTTCAGGCGGGTAGACGCCGCAGCAGGTACAGGCTTCGGTCGAGACGCGCTCCTGTGGTGGGACGAGTGTGAGCATTACTTGCGTCCTCCGATATACCGCTTCACCTGGAGAATGGCCCGTTTCGCATCAATCATCTCAGGGTGTATATCGCGGACACGGCGACCCATTCTTTTCGCCACAATCCATGCGTCTAATCGCATGTGTGCCGCATGTTTCTTGACTCGTATCGCCTCACGATACTTCGTTCGATAGGCTAAGTCAGCTTTGCGCTTCAATTCAGGATGGTCCTTCCTGTATTGCCTCAATCTTGCACGGTATTTGTCCCCACTTCTCACCCGTGCAGCGCGTTCCTGTGCGCGAAGAATATCGCCACGGAGTTGACGATCACGGGCACGAGACACCCGCCTCCTGGCGAGCCGTTGTGCCTTTGCCTCTGGCGTTTCTGCTGCGCGTCTCCGCTGTCTCGACCTGCCACTCAACAGATTTAAGTGGTCACGATGGGCGGCGTAGTACGCACGTAAATAGTGATTCAATCGCAGTCGGTTGGCGGCCTGATACCGCTTGGAGTACTCCGCCATATAGAGTTTCTTCCGTGCCGCCCGTTCTTCAGGTGTGCCTGGTCCTCGTGCTGGCATTGGCTTAACTCAACAAGCCCAGTTCTTTTTCGCCTCCGGTGCCGGTCTTGCCATATCGCTGCTGCATCTCGACCGCTTTCAACATCTTCCCTGCGCTATTACACACGGCGTTGGCGACGGTCGTACTCACGCGCTCCGTGAGGAGGTCTGCCATCAAGAGGCTCATCCCCTTCGACAATTCCCCGCACTTGGTAATGCCCTTCTCAAAGTGGGCAATACACTTCGCCTCTTCGCTCTTCGCCATCGTCTCAGATTTCTTCTGAATGCTCGGTACGCTCATTTGGCGTTCTCCTCTTTGAATGATTGTTTGACCACCACGTTCGCAATCCCACCGAGGAAGCAATGCACCTCGATGGTACCGACAAACGCCTTCGGGATGAGTGGCCCAATCGCCACTCGCACCCGCTGCACCCATTCCGCAGTCTCCGTCATTACTTGCGTCCTATCAGGGGATCGAGCACGCGCTTCTGATTCATCTGCTTGTCGATCTGCGCTTGCAGCGCGGTCGGCTGGATACCCGTCTGGAATGCAGGGTTCGGCATGGCTTCTGCTTGTGCGGCCTCTGCCCATGCGTCCTTGGTGAGTCCCGCTGCATCAGGATTGACGCCGGTGGCGTTCATCGCTTGCTCTTTCCATGCCGTCGGATGGTCTTGAGACTTGAGCCATGTTCCGTCAGGGAGGCGTGACGGCCAGTGGAGGCTATTGTTGTCGTAAGGATCACGTTGCGGCTGTACCTGATGACGCCAGGCGTTGAGCATGTCGTATTCTGGTGCGTAGAGATTAGGCGGTTCGCCAAACCGTGCCTGATATTCCTTCGCCCACGGCGAGTCGCCCATCTCACGTTCAAAGATTGCTCGCTCCACCTTCTGTGCCTGTGTCAGCTCGGTCATCGTCCGTCCTCGTCGTCGAGCATCGTCCGTCCTCGAATCACCGGACAGGGTTCAGGATGCCGCCACTCCCACAGACGCACTCGATTGACCTGCTGCACCAACTGTCGTATCCGTTCCTTTGTCAACCCGTATCGCTGCCCGATGCGTTGATACGTCGCGCCTGCTGTGCGTTCGGCAAAGATCGCCTGGTTCCGACCCCAGGTGGGACGCTCTCGCAGTCGCTCGACCCAACGGTCTGGTACGACGGCACAGGCTTGCGCGTTCTGGTCTCTCGCTTGCCGGTCTATCGCGTCCTGGACCCGATACACTAGCTCAACCAGATCACTGCATGGCTTCCCGTAGGACTCTAACTCCGTCATTCTAGGCTCGGAGTGCCGTCAAGATCGCGGCGGCTTGTGTGGCCGCGTTGTCACTGGCGGTGGTCGTCACGTTCCGTGTCCGTCCACCCGTCTGCGGTCCCCCGACCACGGACCAGTACTGCGTGGCCGCACCGTAGGGCGGGAGTTCTCGCATAATCCGTGGACTCATCGCCTTGGTCCCTAACTCCGCTTGAATCGTTGCAGCAGTTTGTGTATTGGCGGCCATGATGGACTCCTTATGTGTATATCGTTCCGACTGCGAACCGCAGTCTACTCCTTCTGCGCGATTTCCACAACTCCCCCACGCGCCTCGACTGTCTCCCCCTGCGGGCCGTACACCAACACGCGAATCTGGTCGGGGACCTTCGTGTCTTGCATCTCCGCAGGAATCAACTTCCCCAACAGCGGGTAGAACAGGTTCGGGTTCTCCCGCCCCCACGCCACCAGACCGTCCACACCACCCAACTGTCGGTACGCCTCCACCAGTCCCCACCGCACCGTGGCATGGTCCTTGTTCTTCGATCCCGCCGGTCGGCCCGTCCTCGCAATATGGATCGCTCGACTCTTGGCACTCTCTTTGAAGTACTCACTCATCCGTCCCCCTCCCCCCAGGTACGGGGGTTCACTTCATCCTGTCCCTACCTGCACAGAAAGACCCCCGCCTGTCAAGCCCTGTGCCCGCCTTCCCGTGTCAGCTCCGACAAGGGGTGCAAGCGGTCCCTCGGCACCCAGAACGCGGGTGGGCCTCCATTGCCTCGGTCTCCCCTCCACTCGTCTCGCTTGGCCTCCGCGCCGGTGATCCATCCGTAGACCGTGAAGGTAGGGGCGCGACCGAACACCTTCACGAAGATCTCCCCGTCCTTATCGCGGTCCCGCACCACCATGTCGTGGATACTCGGAGAACTCCTCACCTGGTACGCCCCCACATCCCCCCCGTCCCGATAGGTGTCGATACTCCCACTCCAGAACTCCCCCAGGAGCTTCGCCACCGCCAGCTCCGCCAATGCCCCTTCCACATGGTCGTTCCAGCGGTTCGAGTCCGTCTGGAAGTTCCGGTCTGGATAGCCCGCCTGCATCGCCCGTATCCGTCGCTCCAACCCCACCGCCGCCCCTAGTCTCACCTCATACCACGTTAACGTCACCACCTGCTCGTGTCCCATCGCGTCCTCCTCTCATGGCTCGCCTCGCCTGTCTGTCTTGCTTCCCCCAGTTTGCCGCTACCTGTGCTACCTGCCTGCTCAGCTCGCGTGGACTGGATGGCTGTACCAAAGTCGGGTTCCCTTCTTGCTTGCATGCGATCCGGCTTGACCCCCGCCAGCTTGCCTGCTTGCCAGCTTGCAGAAATGCTAGCAAGATCAACAGCTTGCAAGCTAGCAAGCTAGCATGGCTAGGCTAGCATCTAGCAGGTCGGTCGGGTGGTAGTACGCTAGCATGCGGGCTACAGGCTACAGGCTAGGCTAGAGGCTAGAGCTTGCAGCTTGCCCGCTAGAATACGCTGACTGGCTATCTCGCTATATGATGTTATGACTGGCTTGCTAGTGCGGCAGCCTAGGCTGAGCGTCGCGCTCTTGTTCGCCTAGTCTTGCCTTGGGTTCAGCCTACACCTTACGGCTCCGGCTGAGATAGGAGAGAGACTAGCATACATTCTGAACATTAGAGCGTTTATAATGTTGGTCGGTTGATATTATTCAGTTTTTTGCCTGTTTCGAGTCTTGACACCATTTCGCCCCACCCTGCCTTTTCGCCCCACTAGTAAAATCAATGACTTGCGTATTTGCCGTACCAGACTGCCCCACTTGTCTTGTCGTGGCCTTGCGGCCTTTCCTGATATTTCAATTACTTTCAATGACTTACGTTTCCTGCAATCTAGCATGGCCCTTGCAATACATCCTAGCATCGGTGGCAATCACGCTACCGGAACTAGGAGGGACCGAACATGACGACCATCTACGTCTACAGCAATGAGACGGGCCAGCAAGTCGCGCACCATACGGGGGCTGATAATGACGCATGCGAGCAGTGGGCTGACGATAACTACGGGATCAATGACTATCATTGGGCCTATTGCGACGTGGCGGTCTCTAATGCCGGCAAGGGGCTATCATTGCCGCGACCGTATAACCTAGAGCGGTCCAGCCGCCTTGTAGCTGGCAGAACGGAGAGACCATGAGAACGACACGGAAAGAACGATACGAAGTAACAGACCGCCTGAACCGCTTAGGCATCGGCTATGACGATGCACAAAAGCTCCGCCATATCAGCATGACACTCCGCCGGTGGTTCGAGCTGGAATGTGGGGACGGTAACGAATACGCAAGCTGGAGCATCGAGCGGGACGAGACTACAGGCAAGCCCTACATGGTACGCCATGCACATGCGGAGGCCGAGCCACGACGCTACCAGATACCAGACCGTGAAACAGGCGCACGGAAACGCCTGGCCCTGATTCTCTCCAAATACCCTACGCTCCACGCCTACATACAAACCGACCCACGAGGCGCGGCCCTGTACCTCCTCACAGCGGAGCAAGTGACATGGAACGGGGGGAGCATCGACCAGATTGACTCGATTTATTCACGCGGGACCGCCATTTACTAAAAGGGAGGGTATACCATGAAGAATGCAATCTACGTAGAGCTTGCCGCCACTTCAGGAATTGATCTGAGCAAGGACTACTTGACCCTATCCACGGCTGAAGTCCAGCGCGTCATAGACCTAGCAAACTTCGTGAAGTACCGCAAGCCGAAACAGGCGAACGGCTCACGAGGCCGCTACTTCTTCGCCTACCTGCAACGACTGCAACGGAAGGGAGGCCAGAGATAACATGCTCCTGCAAGTCTTACAGTTTGCGGCCTTGCTTGCGCTTGGCTATATCTTCACGGTTCTAATTATGCTCTAGGGGGATGTATGACACTACAAGAGGCACAGGATACGCTCATTAGACTGATACACGCCGAACCGGACGAAAGCGAAAGACTGAAACTAGAGGTCGAGCTATACGCGCATGAACTGGTCGCCACAGGCCGCGCAGGGCGAGCCGTACCGTACAGGCCAGAGCTACAAGCGATACACTTCGCCGCGCTCAGGGATGCGAAGGCCAGGCAAGCGATTGGGGAGCTAGTCGTGGAGCCGCTCGCCGTGGCTTGCTTGCTACACGAGCAAAAAAATCTGTTGACTTTCATAGAGTCAATTTGTAATCATCAGTGAATCATTCACCAGGAGGGCTTCACATGGCAGTCAATCGACGAACTACGGCGAAAATACAGTGCTACATCAGCAAGGACTTGAAAGCGCGACTTAAGCGGTTGGTCGAGACCGTTCCGCGCTCTAGTCAGTCCTCGCATATAGAGCTAGCATTGGAGCCGTATATCGTGATGGTCGAGCATCGGTATGGACTCTACCACAAACTCTACAAGCCATAATAAGGAGCATCATGGACTATTTAGCACTAATGAAACAGATCACGCGGCAACACGTAGAGCGCATCTACCCTGCATGCACAGGTGACTATACGAGCTGCGCCTGCCAGGTGTGCGACGAGTCACGGCGGGACCATTGGGCCGATCAGCAATATCAGGACGGCAAGGATGCACGAGACTATAAGGAGGCATGAGATGTCTATTGTACGCTGTGGACACTGTGAGCAGCCGTATGACAGCGACTACCTAGATTACTGCCCCTCGTGTGACAACAAGGAGCCGCACGAGATCGACACGGACCACAAGGGCAATCTAGGTGACACCTGCCAGTGGTGCGGGGTGGAGATCCTCGCAGAGGAGGAGGTGGGGCGACTCCGCACACGGCATCGCCAGGCGATCAACTACGAGCGGCAATGCCAAGCGGATGACGACTGGCGCAAGGCGCGACGAGAAGAACGGAGGTCATATGAGGACTAGCTACAGTGCCGCACAAGCCGAAAACGGCAGAAGGCCTACCTGTGCGACCTGCTACGCACCCTGCGCCTACGGGCGCGAATATCGGGCGACACAACTCTGTCAGGCCTGTTATAGAGAGTCAACCGTTACCACCACCAAGAAGGAGTTACTCCATGCAAAATGAACAACCCGCAGCCGTCCCGTATGTGTATACGTCGATTCAGAATGTCTCTGCCGAGCTTGCCAAGGAGGGCATCGCCAAGGACCGCTCCAACCAGCAACAGGGCTACAAGTTCCGAGGGATTGATGATTGTCTCAACGCGCTAGGGGCGTTACTGCCAGCGCATAACCTCGTGATCGTGCCGGCCGTCCTAGAGCGCGAGGTGATCGAACGTGCTACGAAATCAGGCGGGGCGTTGTTCTACGTCACGGTCAAAGTCCAATTCTCGTTTGTCTCTAGTCTGGACGGGAGCCGCCATGATGCCGTGCTGTACGGCGAGGCGATGGACAGCGCAGACAAGGCCACGAATAAAGCCATGAGCGCGGCCTATAAGTACGCGGTTTTGCTCACGTTTTGCATCCCCACCGAGGGGGACCATGACGCCGACGAGGTGACGCATGAGGTCGCCGCTGCCCATCCTGCCCCAACCTACGCACCTAGACCAGCCCCTAGAGTGGCCCCTGCTGCCCCGCCACAGGGCGATAGCGTGGACCTGGCCCCCTTCATCGTCCCGTTCGGCAAGAACAAGGGCCAGGCGATTACGGCACTTTGTGACGCGGATGTGGATTGGCTCGCGCAATACTACATCGGCAAGATGCAAGACCCGAAGAATGCCTCAAGCCGCTATGCCGAGGAGTGGGAATCCTGCCTGATGGCGATTCGCGCCGAGCAGCTCGCTCGCTTCCCTGATCCGACACAGGAGCCAGCATGAGCGAGCCGCGCCAGAAGTGGGTCATCGACTACGCCCACCAAGACCACGAACTCTACGTGCGCCTGGCTCTGCATGTGATCTGGGGGGCCATTGCAGACCTGGGGAGGAAAGACCCTGAGTGCGAACAGGCTGATGCGCTCGATTTCCTGCTAGTCAGGGTCAATGAACCGGAGAACCTCTGGGGCGAACTCTCCAGAGGCGCAGGGGCGAAGCCGCTCAAGGTGGAGAGTCTCGCCGCCCTCGTCCGTAAGGCGAGACTCACAAAAGCCCCGCCCGCCGATCACCGCATGAAGGAGGAACTAGCATGATCCTAGTACTCAAAGGGCAACTGCCGAGCGGGAAGAATCAGATCAAGCTCTGCGTGAGAGGAGGGAAGATCCATAAGTACCCTGATGCGCGATTCATCCTCTGGCGGGAGGATGTCTTGAACCAAATCGTTGCCCAGCGCGGCACGAAGCCGACCGCTGCGATGCCGGTGGTGCTACGGGTCGAATATACGCCAGGAGACCGACGGGTACGCGATGTGAGCGGGATTCTGGACGCGATCTTCCATGTCCTCGCCAAAGCAGGGACTATCGACGATGACGGACTCATCTGGGACGTTCACTGGCTACGCCGCCCCATGAAGAAGGACGCACCTGGGGCGATCATCACCTTAACCGAATACGCAGGAGAACACGCATGAGACAGATGAACGCTGAACCATACTTCGTGAACGAAAATCATTACCCTGAAGTGTTTATGCCTGGACTCACGCACGAAATGATTATCCCGATACTTACAGCTTCCTGTATAGAGGCGATGCCGCTCCCACTGGTCATGCGACTACATCACGACTCACTTTGTCCTAGCGAAGACACAGGGGAGATCACGCTAGATTATCTAGATAATAATTCGCTGGCGACACTCGAATCATGCTTACAGCGGTGCCTGTGCGAACGATTCGATCTGACTATGCGAGTTGATATGAGCGACGACGCGATTAAAAACAGATTGGCCGAGCTGCAAGACGGTGGCGAACTACAGGAGGAATTATGACACAACTAGCACTCGGACTCGCAAGAAAGAAGGCGGGACAGGATCGACTTGAGCAGTCCGTCGATGCGGAGTTTATTCAGATGATGCGGGAACGGGCCAGGAAGATCAGCGCAGACGCAGGGCAGGTCTCAACGGACGAGCTACGGGCCTGGGCGAGCGCACGAGGCATTGAACCGCATAGCCAGAACAGTTGGGGGTGCATCTTTCGAGGGGATGGCTGGTACATCATCGGGTACAAAAAGTCAGGGATTGCCACGAATCACGGCAGGGAACTGAAAATCTGGCGATGGGTCGAATAATGTGTAATTACAGAAATCTTGTTGGCGAGCTTAAATTACACTTCAGAAAAGTCTTGACACCACGATGCGAAGTGGAGTAGAAACCATGCAGACGAAGGAGTGTTCACGGCACTTCACATTGTCGCCATCGTTCCCTGGGCTACCAGCCCGCTCCCCACGAGGCCCAATGAGTCCAGCCGTGAACTGGATTCAACGGGCCTCTCTTTTTGCCTTCGTTTCGTGGTGGTTAACCGATTCCCTCTCCACGGCCCACAAAGAAAAAACCGATGACTGCGCCGACCCAGATAGGTCGGTACGTGCTACGCGGGTCCAGGGGCTTTTCAACGCTGTGTTTAGTCCGTCAGCGGCCTTTCTCCCCTCCGCGCCCATACTGGCTGAGCCCACTATGGAGCGACCGCGAACCAACCAGGTCATTCTCTCTCTAGAGATACCAGTTGGGAAGAAGAAAGTCCGAGTCTTGTCTGAAAATTACATTGAACGGAGTAGAGATGGACAAACATTGTCGGACATGCCACGCATACGCTAGCTATATGGAGATGGGGGTTTCAGGGGAGTGTCGCCTTCGCGCACCTGAGGCAAATGGCTTCCCATCGGTAGACGACGACGAATGGTGCCTAGAATGGCGAGCGGTGCCGGTTGCAGTCAAGAAGCCGACCGTCGCGCTAGAGCTAGGCGATTTCGAGCGGTTTTGGCTCTGCTACCCGAAAAAGACAGGCAAAAAAGCCGCATTCAAGGCGTGGGGCGGGGCGTTTGACAAGCCGACCATCGAGACGATTCTGCTCGCGGTCGATGCGGCGAAGCGGAGCGAGCAATGGCTGAAAGACGGGGGGCAGTTCATCCCCCTCCCTGCGACCTGGCTCAATCAAGGCCGATGGATGGACCAAGAAGCCGCGAAGCCTATGAATACATTCGATTCATTTCTAGCACGAGGAGAACAACACCATGCTGACACGACCAGATTTCCTGAAAGGTTGGCTCTTTCTGACAGCACAGCCGTGGGGGAAGACGTATCGCCCAACGACCGCGATGACGCCATTGGGTGAACCTGTCCCTGCGGATGTGCAGTCGGAGTTCTATTATCGCGCCTTCACCCAGACCACGTACCCGATCTGGATGCAAGCCTGTCAACAGGCCGCGCAAGGCGAGTATTGGCCGAGCATCGACGCACTCAGGAACACGATTAAGCTCCTGTCACCACAGCCAGCGAAGATCACCTGCGACCAGTCCGGTCACATTGATGTCGATGAGTTCGGACGGGGACTCTACGAGACGATCTTCATGGTCGGTGAAGTGCTAGGCTTGCAAGACCAGATCAATACGGCAGTCTTGAAGGACCGTCCAGCGGCGATCCAAGACTTCACCGCACGACAGGCCGCAAAACGCACAGAATTGACCCAGAAGATGCTGACGCTAGGGGAGCAGGAGATTGATGCGCTCGTCGAGCGTTACCCTGTCCTGGTGACGTTATGAGCGATCCACGGCCCAATCAGCGGAGAAGTCTGATCCAGCTCGATGTGGCCCCCTGGCTACAGCAAGGGCGGGAGCTGTCTCGGCCTGAAGATCGGGCCATGACGGTCCACGCGATCTACGGGGCGATCTTGATTCTCACGGCGATTGCCCTGTATATCTATGGCAGGATCGAGTTGTGGTGGTGGTAAACTTGAAGGGATGTGGATATGAGCTTTGAGCCTCTACCGAATCGGCGGCAGGTCGTGCGCCAAGGGGTCAAGATCGGCGGGGTGCGTGTCTATCTTGACACAGGCTTCTATCCCGACGGACGGGTCGGTGAGCTATTTCTCGCCGTGGAGCAGACGGGCAGCGAGCGACGCTGGCTCTACGACGAGGCCGCCAGATCGAACAGTAAGCTGTTGCAATGGGGTGCGCCGCTAGAGGAGGTCATCGACGGGTGGACGGGCAGCAAAGGCTCACCGTCAGGGCCAGTGCAAGGGGATGCGCGCATCAAGTATTGCTCGTCGATCCTGGATTACGTCGGTCGTTATCTAGGGGTCTACTACAACGGGCGTGAGGATCTCGCCCATATTAAGAAGGAGAACGTATGACCACACGACGCGGCAAGACATTTGAGGAGCAGGTTGGGGAGATTTCTGCTGAAGCTCTCATATGGGACAGCGAGGCCGTGCAGCTCCTCCGCGCCCACCACAACCGGATACGGCGGGAGATAAAGAAGATGGCTGATGTTTGCAGGCCTAAGGGGACTCATACCAATTCGGGTGACTGCGTGGGGTATCGTATAGCCTGCGAGGCCATGCTCGCCATGCTGGACCGGCTGGCGGGGAAGAAGGAGAAGGGATGACCACACGACGAATCAAGACGTTTGAGGAGCAGGTATGGACCGTAACCACCTCAACGATGGGCAGCTCTGACCTGTATGCTGTGCGTCCGCGAAGTGCCGAGAAGCTCCTGCGCGATCACCACAACCGGATACGGCGGGAGGTGAAGAAGCTACGGTTGACCGCTTGGCGTTCAGGGCGATCTACCATACAGGAAGGCAAGTTGCAAATGGCTGATGACATTCTCGCCATGCTGGACCGGCTGGCGGGGAAGAAGGCAGAGAAGGAGAAGCCATGAACACGCCACATCTCGACGCGTTGATGTATAAGGCGAAGCGCAGGCCTGACAGTTATTATCCTGACAGTTATTGTAGAGATATTGCCGAAGAATTATTATTCACCCACGGCCCCGCGCTGGTTGAGGCGTTGAAGGCATTGGTTGATCGGCACGAATGCTATCATAATATAGAATTATTCGATTGCAAGACCTGTAACGGCAAAGAATTACTCGCCCAACTTGAACAGGAGGCGCAGCCATGAACCAGACCGAGGCACAGGCGGAAAAGTTACTCGACGATTGGTTTAGTTCTACGGAAAGTGGACATCCGGATAGTACCAGTGTCGGGTTTACGAACGAGGAATGGGACCGAGTCGTTACCGCAATCGCCGCCGCCCTCACCGAGGCGTATGAGCGAGGGAGGCGGGATGGAGTACAGGAATTGACGATGGCGAAAACTCAGGCCATTCGCGGCCAGGGTGAGGGGGAGAAATGAAACAACCTGAAGTGGGAGATTGGGTGCAGCTACGGCATGGGAGTTACGCCGCAACAGCGGCTCCCCTCAGGACGATGAGTGGCCTCGCAGCTAAGGTAATCACCAAGAACGGCACGACCGCGCTCGTGGCTGGCGACATTCCGAGCGGGGCGATGGTCCAGGCGACCTACGACGGGACTCGATTCATTCTCGGCGGCATCAATGCAATGACCCCGCGCAACACGGGAACGTACCGCTACCGAGTGCCGTGCTGGATGTATCGGCCAACGAGGTATTGGACGCAGCGCAAGATTGACTACACGAACCAGGCCGCGATGCGGCAGGTCGAGGAACAATGGAGGACACGATGAGCGCAAAGCCTGAACGGGAACGGCTGCAACGAGCAGGGAAATGGCGGGGAAGAAGGAGAAGGGATGATGGACATTACTGTGGCCGTGGTGCAGTTCACATTCTTGGCCTTCTGGCTTTGGCTAGGGAATGCTGATAATGATGATGAGCGTGGCTACGGGCATTGCTACGGGCATTGCTGCGGCGATTAAACTATTGAGGGGGTGAAGCCATGGAGTGGAACAAGTGCGAGAAGCATTTGAGGCTGGACGTGACGTGCGATTGCTCGCCACCGCCGCCCGCAACGGGGTTGGTACACTATACGCCCTGCCTGAACGGATCGGCCTTTGCGGGGATGTTTTCAAGGGATGGCCTATACCGTGGTAAGGAGTACAACTACTACCTCGCCGCTGATGTGGACGCGCTGCTGGACAGGCTCAGTGCGTTAGCCGAGGGGTTCCCTGACCCCGCGCACCACGGGAACGTACCGCTACCGAGTGCCGTGCTGGATGTATCGACCGACGCAGTCGCAAGATTGGACCCAGATTGACTATGTGTTCAGGCCGCTATGTGGCAAGATTGAGGAACTAGGGAGAACACGATGACCGACTACACAGAACAGGCGACGCGGCTCTGGCAACGACTGATCGACGATAGACTGCCCCTTACGAGCGGGCAATCAGTTGAGGCTATCAGCCTAGCCCTCGCACAGGCCGCTCAGGACAAGCAGCAACAACTTGATGAGATGATCCATGATTCCTGCGAGGTGGAGCGGGCAATCGAAGCGTTGGGCATTCCACTTTCAGATGATTATGGAGGGCTTGACCCTAGCACAGAACTTACGAAATATGTACGGACCCTCGAAAAGGAGTACCACGCCAAACTCGCCGCCATGACGAAGGAGCGGGACGAACTGAACGTCCTCGTCGATCTCCTGACCAGGCGGTTCTCCGTCATGCAGGGGCTACTCGCTGAATACGACGCGCAACGTCAGGTTTTGTTGCACAAAAACGTGACAGCGGATTAGCCGACGAAGAGCTGGCCCTGCACCACGCACTTATAGCCGACGAGGGGGACGGGTTGCAGATGCACCACCCCCGACTCATCAAGATAGCCCACCCCGAAGCCCAAGGCCCAGTCCCGATTCGCCCGAATCTTGTGCATGTAGTCCACCTTCGTGCGGTCTCCGAGCCAGCCAAACGCCGCGCCGACATGGGGCTTCCCCTTGGCGTTGCCTTCAATGAGATACTGCATCCGGTGGACATGGTTAATCACCACGTTGTCCTGGTACGACGCGAGCGCATCCTTCACCGCGCTCGGTCCCGCCTTGCCGAGATCGTGCGTGATGTACAGCTTGCCGATCACCGCATGATCCTTGTAGGGGGTGATCTCCCATCCGTGGTCTGTCAACCCAAATAGGCTGTTTACGGTCACGATCCCGTGCATCTCCTCCGCTTGCTCCGCGATGTACCGAGCGAGCCGGTCCTCATGGTTGCCCATGATGTAGAGCGTGCGCGTGGCCCCCCAGGACTCCACTTGACGGAGGAGCTTGCGAGTCATGACGACCTCATCTTCAAACGTCATGCGTCGAGCGGGGTCTTTCACATGGCTCGACACCGCGTAGAAATCCGCGAAGTCGCCGCCTACCACAATCGTGTGCGGGCGAATCTTCTTGGCGACCTTCGCCAGAAGCGCGAAGGCACGGACATCGTGGTAGGGGCAATGCGTGTCGGGGATAAAGAGGATGGTTTTCATTTAATCTTTGACATTCGCCTGGTTACTGGCGAGGAGCCAGACTTGCCAGTCGGCACAGGCATGGAGAAATTCGTGCGCGAGGTCGGCGCGACGCTTACGGATGGGTCTGTTCTTGCGTAGGTAGATCGTTTGCGTATCACTGAACCAGCAGGCGTAGGAATCGGATCCTCCCTCCTCGTTGTAGTCTGTGTCGTGGAGCTGGATGATCTTAATGATGTAGCCAAAGGGGAGTGTCACTTGCTGCGGGATACGTAGTACCCTCATATCTTGAACCTCGGCTGCACCAGCACACTGATGTCGAGGCAGAGGACCAACCAATGATTCAGCGGTGCCTCAGCATGGGAGAGGTTGTAGGTCTCCATTCGCTGCACCTGTTCCTGTCGGCTGTCGTGGCAGGTATTCATATCGGCCTCCTGCGTAATATGGACCATCGGTTGTGCGGCGGCACCTAGATACATGATGACGATCAAGAGTGCCGTGGACATACTCCCTCCTAGCGGCTACGGTACCGGAGTCGAGTTGGCTAACAGGTGCGTTTTGGTCTGCGAGCTAGAGGTGCTGCCGTAGTAGTAGCTGACCACGGCAATCCATGCGGTCCCTAGACTGCCTAGCAGGATCATCAGCGCATCGTGGCCCGTTTCGGGGATGGGTTTGAGGAGCATGAAGGCCAGGATGCCGAAGAATCCCGCCGTGATGATGTAGGCGAGGATGGCAGGGGTGTGGTCCTTCACAGCCATCTCCCGCTGTCTCGCGCTGTTGCGGTCGTTGGCGGCGATCTGTTCCAGTGAGGTTTTCGTGGCGGCTTCGAGTTCCAATATCTTCTGCTCGAATTGGAGCTGCTGTTCAGGGGGGAGTTTGAACACCTTGACGAGATCGGTCACGCCGGTGAACAGGTTGCCGCCTAGCATCGCCGTTAATTTGTCCCACATGCTAATGCGCTCCCTTCTGTCCGCTCCACCCGTAGGTTTGCTGCCAGTATTTGATCTGATCCTGAATGCCGGTCACGTCGCGGGAGATGGTGCGATGCTCGCTGTCCAAGACCACGATGCTGGCCGAGTTAATTTCGACTCGTTGCCGCGTGACTTCTAGCAGGGTATTCTGATTGGCGAGGCTGGTACGCATGGCGTTCACATCGGCCCGCGTTTCCACCGCGAGATAGGCGAGGATGCCCCAGAGGACGATCCCACTCGCAGAGGCGAGGACTTTATAGGTGACTGTTCCGTTCTGTTCACTGGCCATGCTACCCCTCCACCACTAACGTAAAAGATTGAGTATCGCCTAGACCGAGCATCCACCGTGCAAACGTGGATCGGCTGCTCGTCACCATGCACCCTTTGGGGCTCTCGCAGCTCACGCGACCGAGCAGGATGCACCCCTGACTATCCGCGTTGTAGTTCCCTGCATGGAACAAGATACCCGCATGTCCTGGCACCCCCATCACTTCGTAGGTCTGGAAGCTCTCCGTCATGCCCTTGAGCCGGTGCGGGCCGCGCTGACAGGTATACGTGCCAGCAGGCAGCTTCGGGACGCCGCCGTAGCTATGTTCGAGCGTCACGGCGAGCTGGTCCCCGTCGTCATCAGAGAGGATGCCGAGGATACCGTCCGGTCTGCAAGCCGTGCGAGTGAGCTTCACGGCTGATCCACATGATACGTCGCCATCGCGTCCAGGATCGCGCTATGCGTCACCTGCGGAATCCCCTTGGTCGGGTCGAGCGTGTGATCGGCCAGTGCGTTATTGAGCGCTTCGTGAACAAGGGCAAGATTCTGGTACTGGATACCCACCACGAACGAGGTATAGGCGTCGATGAGTCTGCCAATACCTGGGTTGCTCTTGGCAAACGCGCCCAGGCAGTACAACCTGAACCCGTCCCAATTAGGCCGAGCATCTTCCTCCGCCTGGCGAATCTTGAATCCCGCCAGTTCTTCGGCGGTCCATTCCTCAGTGGTCTGCTCGCCCGTCGTGACATTGATAACCGTTCTAGACATAGGGTTAGCTCCTGTAGCTGATGTTGATGACGCCCGCGTTAAACGCATCCGTGCCGTTGACCATCGTGATCCGGAGCTGCGTCAGCTCCGCGGAGAGCGATTTGCTGCCTGCACCATATTGGACGCTGCCTGACGCCGTACCCATCATCCCCGTCGCGCACCAGGTAAACGCGGCACTATTCTCAAGGCTCAGGGTGATGACGCCGCCCATCGTTTGCGAAGATCCGAAGCTCGACGACATGATGAATCCCGCCGTACTGTTCGCCACCGCTCCGCTTTCTCTCGCCGCTTCAGAGAGGTAGCTATTGGTTTCAATACCGCCCGAGTCTCCAATTTGAATGAGATAATTCGATGAGCCGTTCGTGGAGACGCCCGCGAACATGACCTTGATCTCCTTGGTCCCTGCGGGAATGCCGGTAAAGTCAATCGCCGTGCCGCTGGTCGAGGCTTGCTGGGTGCCAAGGGTCGCGCCTGGCGTAGCCGGTGCTGACCAGGCACCTGTGCCGTTCATAAATTCAGTGGATACGTTACTGAGCTTCTTGAGGAATCCATGCTTCGCCGTAGAGGCGTCGTTCGTCGTCACATCGGTGGTCGTTAAGGAGGCGTCTGTTGCCACCACTGCCGTGCCGTTCTCTTTCACCGCCGAGACTCGGTACGTCGAAACGGTCTTGGCTTCGATGATCCAGCAATCGCCCGCTGCGGCTGTGAGGTTGCCATTCCCCGCAATATCGAACGTGGCACCATGCGTCAGGACCGTCGCCACGATAGGGTAGAACTTGCGCGTCGCGCCCGCTTGCGGGGCATTCACGCAGGCCGTGATCGTGACTGCCGAACCCGTCCCGTCCAGGATGTCAGGGCTGGTCGTGGCGAAGAAATCCATCGTCGTCGCGTGTTGCGTGATGTTCCCGCGAGCCGAGTTGATCCCTCCGGTCAGGTTGCCACCGGCGAGGGGAAGGACAGCCGTGTTCGTATTGATGACTCCAAGGATGAAGCGAGTCCCATCGTAGGTCGCCTGGACCATCGCCCCGCTCGCAATGTCGCCAGCGACGAGTGCGGTCGTTCCGTTCTTGGTAATTGCCTTGGCT